ACTGGCGGCGGCCCAGGCGGCGTCCCTGGCGGCGGCACTGGCGGCGTCCCTGGCGGCGTCCCTGGCGGCGTCCCTTAACTTTTCATCGCCCGTTTCAAGATACTTCCGCACCACGTCGGGCGCGTCCCACAGGTGGATCACGTCGAGAGCAACCCGTCGCGCGAAGGCGCGGAGAACATCCTCGCCATCAACCGACCACAAAATTGTCCGCTCTCGGCAGACGAATTTATCGTCTTGAGCTTGAACAATATCGCCGCACTCAACGCGGTGGATTACGTGTCCGGGCGCATAGGTCAGCGCGTCAAAGATACGTTCGCTCGCGTGTAGACCCGTGACGCATATCTCTACCGGCCCATCATGCCGCAGAACCTCACCAACCGGCGGAATCGGCCGCCCATCGCGCAGCTCGTCCGCCGTGAAATGCCATGCCTTCATTTCTTCCACTCCTCATACCGCCACCGCGCGCCGTCCCGAATGAGGGCCATCACGGCTTCGGTGTGTTCGTTCATCATCCGAACCCAGAAGGTCGCTTCCCCGTGCTGGTGCTGGTCCCGGTGGTACTCCGGGCAGACCGGCAGAGCGTAGAAGTCGGACGACTTCATGCCCATGCCCCCGTCCGCCCCCATCCGGATATGCGCGGGATCGCACGGGGATCGCCCGGTGAAGACGCACGGTTGCTCGCGGAGCCAGTCGAGGTAGGCCCGGTTGCGGTGGGGCTTATTCTTCTTTAGCAACACGCCGAACCTCCTTCACTCGACTGCCCGGAAACCCCTCTAGAACTGCTTTCACGAGGGGGTGGTCAAAAGGGGCTGAATGGGATCTCATCATTGAAGTCAGGCCCGGCCCCTTGGGGCGCTTGGCTGCGGTCGCTTCGCCGCTGTTCGTCTTTCGGCTGCCAAGACAGGCTCATGTATGTCTGCCCGTTCTTGTCTTTCTTCAGCCACGCGGCGATCCAGCCGTCTTGACCGTTGAAGTTCATCGGCCCCTTGTAGTCGGGGTGCTTGTCGGATTCCTTGCGGTCGTTTTTGAACAGCGCGCCGCGATTGGTGTCGTCGTACATGATCTACTCCGCTGCGGTGGGGGTGAGTTCGCCAATGCAGGCGAATTTCAGATCTTCAAGGCGCTTCAACCAACTCGGCGGCAGCGCCTCGATATGCTTTGCGTTATCGGCCCAGAGCGCGTCGATAGCGGCTACGTTATCGGCGGCCCTAAGCGCATCTGCGATTTCCTTGGCCTTATTTTCCGCTGGCGACGGGGCTTGCTTTTCGGGCTTCGCCGCCCCTTGCGCCGCGTTCGCGTCGTCGTCTTCGTCCGCCGAAATGCCAACCATCGTCGCCATGCCGTATCGCTTGGCATAGGTCAGGGCGCTACCCATCGCCTGCGGTTTGTCCAGCACAACCGGGAGGGGGTATTCGCCTTCGATCCACTGCCCGCTGGAATGGGCGAGGCGGGTCCGCAACGCCAATCCCGCGTCCGTGTTGACGGTGTACTGCATCAGCGCCAGCCCGTGCTTTGACAGCGCCGGGATCACAGCATCCCGGATGGATGCAAGGTCCGCATATTTCGATTTGAAGTGCGGATTGGTCTTGTTCAGCGGCGCGTTGTTCATCTCGCTCTGCGCCTTTGCCAGCGCGTCGGCGAGTTCGTTGATTTGTTCACTCTGCATTGATTTCTTCCATAGCCATGAGGTACAAATATTCGGTTTCTGTGATCTGTTCGCCGAAGGTGGCGACCTGGCCTACGTCGGCGGGTTCTCCCGCGATGGTCGCGGTCTTCGTGGGTGAGCGGTCCAGGACTTCGCCGGTCAGCGGGTCATTCGCGACCGTCTTATTGATCCTCGCCGGTCGCCACGGTCCGCGCCGTTCGGTCCGGACCCGGTAGAACCCGCAAGGCGCAAGCGATGCCTGCTCATCGAGCAGGGCGTCCCACATGTCTTGAGAGGTAATCATTCTTCGCCCCGCTTGCGAAACGGGTTGCTGCCGAACCGGAACGGCCAAAGCGCGCAATGCGTCAGATGGCAGCGGTCAACTTCCGACCGATCTCCGACGCAGCAGTCGAGGCACTTCCGCCGGATGGCGTCCCGGTAATTCGGGGCCTCGGGGAACGTCTTGGTCAGCGTGAGGGTGTGCCGCAGGTTATCGTCCAGCGCAGCTAACGCCTCGGTATTTTCGGGCCTTCGCGTCATCCCGCCCCCGCCACAACAAGGATCGCCGCCAAAACAGCGAAGAAGCAGAGCAGGGCGAAGGTGTCAGCTATCAGCTTCATCGTCTTCCTCCGGCTCTACATCGGTGGGAAAGTCGCTCCAGAACCGAAGGTCTTCTTCGGTTTGGCGAAGCGGGAATACGCGGTAGGCCAAATCAATCACCATGCCTTCCTCCAGAATCAGAACTGCCATCTCTCAAAATCCTTCTTCGTGCAGGTCTTGAATGCTCTCGTGTAGCCACAGGTAGCGGGCGCGGGCGCGGTACATCTCTGGTGTGCCCTGTTGGCCTGCTGCGCGCAGCCGCCGGATCGTGCCGGCGCAATCCCGCGCCATGCCCTCGTACAACCGGATGGTCTGCCAGATTTCGGTCTGGCGTAGCTTCTCCACCCCACCGGCGCGGGCGGCGTCCAACTCCCATTGTGGGATCGGGCCGTCGTAGCGGAGGTGGAGAGCGTCGAGGGTGGTCATTCACGGCCCTCCGCTTTGGCGAGGGCGGCGCGGCCCTCCTGGGCGAGGATCATTTCTTCACTCGGCTGAGGCTCCCCATAGGAGCCGTCAACGACATCCTCGCGGGATTCAAAATATTCGAGAGCCCGTCGCGCGAAGGCGTAAAGCGCCGGTCCGGCTGCGGCCATGCAGACATAGTTCTCGCCCGCCTGGGCGCTGTTCTCTGCGGCCTCGATACCTTTGCGCAGATCGGCTATGGCCTTTTCCGCCGCGCGCTCGCTGGCTTGTTCCGGCGTCCACTTCGGTTGCTCGCTCATGCCGCCCACCTACTCTGCGGCCTGGACAGACACGCCCGTCCCGGCAATGTCGGTAACTGAGACCACGCCATCGGAATTGGCGGACACCAAAAAGATGCCGCCCTTCACCGCGCTGCCGACCCCCACGTTGGCGAGGATCATGTCGCCGACGCGCAGCATCCTGCAGGCGTAGTTGAAGTAACCCGGACCGCTCACCGCCGCGTCCGCCGTGGTGTAGTGCCAAAGGGTGAAGCCGTTCGCGTAGGCCAGCACCGACAGGTTTTTGGATTCAAAAGCCATCTATTAGCCCTCGCCTTGATGCGCGCTCTCGACCATCGCGCAGCTTGTCTGCTGTGAAGTGCCAAGCGAGCATGTTCATCTCCTATTCAGCGCCACGACCCGCCGGTGATGGGGGGACGCGCTGGCTAACGAGGAGGTTCCTGCGCGACCAGCGGGCCGTGACTGGAGCCACGTCACCATAACGGTGACAGCCGTGTCAATAAAAAAAGTCACCGCATTGGTGACGGTGAATTATGCTAGCGTCAATTCTGGCTGGCGAGATATATCGCTGGCGCTCAGAGTTCCTTGGTGACTCTGACTACGCGTCCGACCACGTCAACGGGATCGGTCGGGAAGATCGCCTCATGATCTTTGGTCGAAACCGCCTCGAAACGATCCGGGCCGGCTCTGTATCTTTTGAAGGTCGCGGTGTCGTTGATCCGCACGACATACAGTTTGCCGTCCACGAGAACCCGGTCGGCGAAGTCAACAATTATAGTTGACCCTTCAGGGGCCACGCGGTCCATGCTATCGCCACGGACGTGCAGCGCGATTACTGTCTTCCTATGGTAGTCCACGGGTATGTACTCATCCGCGAATCCTGGTTCATAGGGGTCGCTTATTTCTACCAGACCTCCAGCTTGCACCCAAGAGATTAACGGGGCGTTAACAACCTCTACCGTTGGCCCCAATTCCCCTACGATGTCGGACACCCGGCAGCCAAGCGCGGCGGCCAGCTTGCGCAACCATAACTCGGTCAGTTGGCGCTCTCCGGATTCGAGTCGGGAGATTTGTTGCTTGCTACTTTGTAGCAGCTTCGCGAGCGCTTCCTGGGAGAGGCCACGGTCTACGCGGAGAGACCGGAGCCGGTGGCGTGCTGTCATATAGAGAGCCGTCATGGGGCGGGACTATCGCAAATTCCGGCGCGGTCTGCGATTACCAATTTGGTGACAAAGAGGCTTGACGAACCGTCACCGATATGGTGACGTGCCGTCATGAAGCTGGATGAATGGCTCACAGAACACGGTCTGACTAACAAAGAATTCGGCCGCCGCATCGGCCGGAGCGGTGAGGCTGTGCGCCGGTACAGGGGGCATCTGCGCACCCCGGACATGGGGACGATGCCCCTGATTTTTCGTGCGACGGGCGGTCAGGTCCAGCCGAACGATTTCTACAATTTGACGGCGCTGAAATGATGCCCCGGTATTCCATCAACGCTCTGAGCCTATTGACCGCCTTCTTGGCGGCTTCGCCGAGTGAAGCAAAATCGGCGGGGGATGCTCCAACATCCGCCCGCCGCTTTGAACGATCTGCCATGTTCTTGACGCCTTCACGTTCCCTCAACCACGGACAAACGTGGAGCATTGTTTTGAAAATATCTCAGGGAAATGGTGCCCTAAAAAATCAGGCTACTCCTAGCCCGAAAACTTCTTCCCGGACGGCTTTCGCCGAGCGGGTCATGGGGCTTTTGAGGCAGGGCTATTCAGAAATTCGCGACCCGATCAAAGCGATTGCACGGGACGCGGACGCCACCCCAAAGGCAGCGAAGAACTGGTGGGAGGGGCAGAACCTTCCCGGCCTGTGGCACTTCCGCCAGATCGCCGTGAACCGGCCCGATCTGCACGCGGCGGTGGCCGAACTGTTCGAAATGGAAGCCACCCTCGATCCCGAACTTGATCGAAAGATGAGCGAGGTGATCCGGCTTTGGCAGGGGGCGAGATGACCCTTTTCGACCTGCGCATGAGTTTTCACATCTGGTGCGCCAAACGCCACCGGCGGCTTTGGAAGTGGCACGTCGCGGTTATGCACAAACTGATGGGGGGGCGTCGTGGGTAAACCTTCACGTGACAAGGGCGCACGGCGCGAGCGCGAACTAGTGCAGCTTTGCCGCGCCTGGGGCCTCAAGGCAGAGCGAGTGCCTTTGTCAGGGGCGGCGAAGGGCTCCTTCGCTGGAGACGTGGATATTTACAAGATTGGCCGCGATGCGCCGTTTATTGGCGAGGTTAAGGCTCGCGCCGCCGGGTTCAAGGAACTTTACAAGTGGCTTGACCATGACGGTGCAGACCTGCTCGCGCTGAAAGCCGACCGGGAGGGGTGGCTGTTTGTCCTCCCCGAGCATGTCTTTCGGGAGTTGTTCACATGAAGCGAACTCCCAACAAGCGCGA